TGTATGGATAACGTAGATATGCTAGGCGGGGAGTTACGCGCACGGGCGGCAAAAAATATTAGCAGGCAACAGCCCCAGATACTGAAAGATTTGATTAGGGATAAGTCCGACACAGCTAACGGGGATAAGTCCGTGCTCAAAGAGGCGCAGGCAATCATTTATGGCGATAGGGAAAAGACCTATGGACACCCATCTAAGAACCTGAAGGCCATCGCTGCTATGTGGAACGCTTACTTGAATTCAGTCGGGGGCAGGGAGTTGAACGCTCAAGATGTTTGCGTGATGATGGTATTGTTGAAAGGTGCGCGACTAGCCAATGACCCAAACCATCATGATTCAGTTGTGGACATTTGTGGCTACGCGGCCTTAATCGAACGATGCGAGGAGAGATAATGAATACAGGTCTACTAACTACCACAGATTTCGTCCCGGAGCAGCGGCTACTCGCAGCGATTATTGCGAAGGCGGTTACTGACTGTTGCGACCGCCCAACGAATAGCAAAAAAGGTGCCCGGATTACCGGGGTAGCTCTCGATGCGTTGCGGTTTTTGTTTAAAGACAACGAGGCTTGTCGGTCGTACTGCAGTATGTTAGATATGAACTTACCGTCATTTCGTACGCACTTGGTATCCACGATGCATGGCACCACAGGGGCAGCCCACATAACCGAGCGATCCAAACGCTGTTTTCGCATAAACTACGCACGGTTCAGGCCCCTGCAAGGAAACACGTAATGGCAATAACCTCCGAGAGTAAAGTAAAAGACAAGGTTAAAAAGATTCTTAAATCACTCGGCGCGTACTACACGACGCCGATGGGCACAGGCTACGGTAACGCAGGTGTGCCTGACTTTATTGTGTGTCATAAGGGGCGATTTATTGGTGTGGAGTGTAAGGCGGGCGCGGGTAAGACCACAGCGTTGCAAGAGAAAAACTTACACGACATAGAGACAGCAGGTGGTGTATCAATGGTAGTAAACGAAAGTAACTTAGATGTCTTTCAAAGTACGATGCAGAACTTATGTAGTATTAACTAGGAGGAGTCAGCATGGACGATAAAACAAAGTTAACCGACAAGAACAGTGTTTTTAAATACAACCGTGAAGCGCTTCAAAATGAAGGATGAAGATCTAAGAGATTTATTTGCGTTGGTTACGTTATTCAAGATGGGCGCTATACATGACCCAGAAGAATCGGCTAAATGGTGCTATGACGTAGCAGATGCGATGATCGAAGCCAAGTACGACAAAGAACCTGAAGAAGGTATTACTGCAATTAAACCAAAGAGGAAAACTAAATGAAAAAGCTAATCGCCGCAGTATTGTTGTCTATGTTCGCCGTTTCCGCTAACGCTGCAATTAAATGCGAGCGTATGCCTGACGGTAATTTGTGCTGTTGGGATACAGCAGTAGAGGGGCCCTTCCGTCCTTTGTCTTGCTGGTAATACACAGGGGGGCATACCGCCCCCCTATTAAAGAGAATGAATATGGATCTTATTACGTTGGACTACGAAACTTTTTACTCAAGCGACGTGGGCTTTAAAAAGCTCACAACAGAAGAGTATGTACGTCACCCAGAATTTCATGTAATAGGCGTTGGTGTAAAAGTTAATGACGAGCAGACCCAGTGGATATCAGCGGATCACGCTACCGTGAAAGACTATTTAGCCAACCTGACCGATTGGTCTAGCGCAGCCCTACTCTGCCACAACATGCTGTTTGATGGGGCGGTACTCGCGTGGCACTTTGGTATTGTGCCTAAATTTTATCTAGACACATTATGTATGGCACGGGCAATTCATGGCGTGGAGGCGGGGGGTTCTCTGGCTAAGTTGGCTGAGAGGTATCAGCTTGGCGTCAAGGGTAGTGAAGTAGTTAGTGCGTTGGGTAAGAAGCGAACCGACTTTACGCCGAATGACTTAGCGCGGTATGAAGAATATTGCAAGAACGACGTTGACCTCACGTTTAATCTATTTCAGGAACTGGCATCGAGCTTTCCTGAAAATGAACTAAAACTAATTGACATGACGCTGCGTATGTTTATCGAGCCGGTGTTTTACGTTGACGACGCGTTGCTGTCGGCTAGACTCACAGAGGTTCAGAAAGATAAGGCCGCGTTGCTACGCGGGTTGATGGAGCGTATGGGCTGCGATTCAGAAGAAGCTGTACGCAAGAAGTTGGCGAGTAATAAACAATTCGGTGCGCTCTTAGAAGAGCTTGGTGTAAAGCCCCCCATGAAGGTGAGCCCCGCAACAGGTAAAGATACACTTGCTCTTGCTAAGAACGATGAGGGATTCATTGCATTAACAGAACACGAAGACCCGTACGTACAACAACTGTGCGCGGTACGACTGGGTACTAAATCAACTATTGAAGGATCTCGTATAGAGAGATTTATAGACATCGGTGCGAGGAACAAAGGTATGCTACCCATCCCGTTGAAGTACTACGGCGCACATACTGGTCGCTGGGCGGGGTCGGATAAGGTGAACTTTCAGAACTTGCCGAGTAGGGACAAGAAAAAGAAAGCGCTGAAGAACGCAGTCGTTGCGCCTGATGGCTATGAAGTGATTAACTGTGACTCGTCTCAGATTGAGGCGCGTGTTTTGGCTTGGCTTGCGGGACAGGATGATCTCATTGAGGCGTTTGCTCAAGGTAAAGATGTGTATTCGATATTCGCATCGAAGATATATGAACGAGAAATTACCAAGGCTAATCCTGTGGAACGCTTTGTGGGTAAGACCTGCATCCTCGGGCTGGGTTACGGCACTGGTGCATTAAAACTTCAGCACACGCTCAAGACATCCCCACCGGGCGCGGACTTAACTGAAAAGGAATGCAAAGATATCGTTTCACTGTACCGTGAAACGAACGATAAGATTATCAAACTATGGGGCGACGGCGATAAAGTTATTGAGGACTTGTATGACTGGGGTAAGACTAAACCATACTACTACGGCAAGAACAGATGCCTACAGATTAACTCAGAAGGTGTGTTGTTGCCAAATGGTTTGTATATCCGGTATCCCGAGCTTCACTACAACACTGAAGAAAGCAGAAGTCAGTACATGTACAAGTCGCGCAAAGGACCCGTGTCTATGTGGGGTGGCTCGCTAGTTGAAAACGTAGTCCAAGCCTTGGCGCGTATCATTGTTGGGGAGCAGATGCTAAAGGTCAACGAAAAATACCGCGTTGTGTTGACGGTACACGATGCAGCAGTGGTAGTAGTGAAGAAGCAAGAGCTAGAAGCCGCGCTAGAATATATTACTGGGGTGATGTCCGTCCCACCTAACTGGGCGAATGATTTGCCTGTAGCTTGTGAAGCCGGACACGGTGTGAGTTATGGTGAATGTTAATTTATATAGAGGAGCAGCAAAATGGAAAACAATAAAGTAAAACCTAGTGATATAAACTGGTTCAATCGCCCCGCGTACAAGGGGCTACTTATCAGCCAACTCGCTACTAGGGAAGGTTCTTTAGAGGTTCTTAAACACCCAAGCCGTATCAGTAATACCTTGTTTTACCCAGACGGATCAATTGTAAAAAACGGTTGCCCGTCGAAGGACTAATCGGTAATATGTATAGGTAAACTTTAAAGGAACAGCATGAATTTTACATGGTCATTTTCGTCCCTCAAGGACTACGTTAACTGCCCCCGACAGTACCACGAAGTAAAAATTCTTAAGAAGTTTGCCAAGCAGCCTACGCAGCAAATGACTTACGGTACTGAGGTACATAAAGCATGTGAAGATTATGTAGGTGAGGGTATACCCCTAGCTAAAAATTATGAAAGGTTTAAACCCGTACTTGATTCACTAATGGAAATATCTGGAACCCGCTACGTTGAGTATGAGATGGCACTCGGCAAAGACAAACAGCCTTGTGATTTCAACGACGAGAACCGGTGGGTGCGGGGGATTGTAGATTTATTAATAGTAGACGAGGACACCGCGTTTATCGTTGACTACAAGACAGGCAGCAACAAGTACCCTGATGTAAAGCAATTAAAACTGATGGCGCTGATGACATTCCAGCATTTCCCCGGCGTGCAGAATATTAGAGCAGGGCTGTTGTTCGTTATGCATAGCAGCTTTATCAATGAGTCCTATAAAAGAACTGAGATTGACAAGCTGTGGGGGAGTTTCCACGGTGACCTAGAAAGACTAAAATTGTCATACGAAACGAATGCTTGGATGCCTAACCCTACGCCGTTGTGTGGGTGGTGTCCCGTTACTACGTGCGACTATCATAAGGAAAGATAATGCCCTACACAAAATCCCCTCGCCCCTACAAGGAGGAGTACCAAAAGCAGGTATCCAGAGGCGAACACGAGAATCGCATGGAGCGGCAACGTGCCCGACGCGTAATGGACAAAAAAGGTAAAGACGCAAATGGTAATGGTAAGGCGGATGCTAGAGAGGGTAAAGATATCGCCCATGTCAAGGCTCTGTCCAAGGGTGGTGCGAACAAGCATGGTGTCAAAGTAGAGTCAGCGGCTAAGAACCGGTCGTTTAAGCGTAACTCTAATGGTGCTTTGGTATCAGAGACAAGTAAGAAAGAACGTAAGAAATAATAATGTAGCCGTTAGGCATGAGTGGGCTACATGGGGAATATAGGCTTTGTTACCCTTTTAACCATGTCAGTTGAACGGCGCTGCTCACCCTCATTCTCCGGCGTGTCAGGCTCAACCGATTTGCCTCCGTAAGGGGCAACAGTTAAAAAACCAGTCAAGGATCAGTCATGCATATAGTTGAACAGAGCGCAGTCAGATTTAAAATGAGGTCTGACTTAGTGCCGATAGTTACAGAGCGTCTTGAGAAGTGTGAAATTCTTAACGATGATGGGGTAACAGCAGAAATGCTAGTCTACTGGGGCATCCGAGAGATGCAACTCTTAGCTAAAATACATGGTGAATTAAATATACCTTCACCAATAGTAAGAGATTACAAATGGCCTGGTTTGTACACCCCATTTAAACACCAAAAAACAACCGCCCAATTCCTATCTATACGTGACCGTGCGTTCTGTTTCAATGAAGCAGGTACAGGCAAAACATCGTCTGTGATATGGGCAGCAGACTACTTGATGATACAGAAAATTGTTAAACGGGTGCTTGTAATATGCCCCCTGTCTATCATGTACTCGGCTTGGCAAGCGGATGTATTCAAAACCGCTATGCATCGTACCGTAGGTGTGGCGTACGGGGATGCGAACAAACGTAAGAAGATTATTAACAGTGACTACGAGTTCGTCATCATTAACTTCGACGGCGTAAACATCGTACAGGAAGACATTATTAGGAACAGGTTTGATCTAATCGTCGTTGACGAGGCAAACGCATACAAGACCGCTACCACCAAGCGTTGGAAGACCCTGAATAAAATACTCGCGCCTAGTACTAAGCTATGGATGCTTACAGGCACACCCGCGTCACAATCTCCTTTGGATGCGTTTGGGATAGCTAAGTTAGTCGCACCGGAGAAAGTGCCACGCGCTTTTACAGTATGGCGCGATAAGGTGATGATGCAGATAACAAGGTTTAAGTGGACAGCGAAAGCTAACGCACGGCAGGATGTATTCAAAGCGTTGCAACCTGCTATTAGATTTACCAAAGCTGAATGCTTAGACTTACCAGAAGTTATGTACCAGACACGCGAGATACCACTGACGCCACAGGTCAACAAGTATTACAAAGAACTTAAACACCAGATGCTCATTGAGGCAGCGGGGGAACAGATAAGCGCCGTGAATGCAGCGGCTAGCTTGAGTAAGTTGTTACAGATTTCAGGCGGCGCGGTCTACACAGATAAACGTGATGTGATTGAGTTCGATGTTAGTCCACGCCTGAATGCGCTCATGGAGGTTCTAGATGAGACAGAACATAAAGTAATTATATTTGTACCGTACCGCCACACAATTAATGTTGTTGCGGCCCATTTAATTAAAGAAGGAGTGAGCAATGAAATAATAAACGGAGACGTCGCAGCAAGAGAACGATCTAATATTATCAATCGGTTCCAGACTATGGAGTCACCTAGAGTATTAGTCATCCAACCGCAAGCCGCCTCGCATGGCGTGACCTTAACCGCCGCAAACACCGTGGTTTTTTGGTCGCCCGTTATGAGTGTTGAAACGTATCTTCAGTGCATAGCGCGTATTGACCGAGTAGGACAGGTTAACAAGATGACCGTGGTACACCTACAGGGGTCGGAGGTCGAGCGCAAAATGTATGCGATGCTGCAAGGCAAGGTAGACATGCATGAGAAATTGGTAGATTTATATAAACAAGAAATCGAGGGTTAACCATGAGCACAAATATCGAAGAATTAGTACAGACATACTTGACAATAAGAAATCATCGTGAGACTATCCTACGTGAGTACGAAGCAAAAGATAGAGAGTTAAAAAAGGATTTACAAGAGGTAGAACAGCAGCTTTTAGCTGTCTGCAATGAGACTAATACCAACGGTTTCAAGACAGATTCGGGCACAGTTACACGCAAGTTGACCGAGCGTTTTTATTGCAATGACTGGGACAATTTTAGGAAGTTTGTCCTAGAGCACCAAGCGGTTGAACTGTTGGAGAGACGTATCCATCAGGGCAACTTTAAAGAATTCATAGCCGAGCGTCCAGAAGATGGGCTCCCGCCCGGTGTGAATGTAATGAAAGAGTTTGGTATCACCGTACGTAAACCAGCAGCATAAACAGTTAAATTCAGTCAAAGGAAATATTATGAGCAATGATCTTGCAACCCTGTTGTCCAATAACCCAGCCCTCGTTAACACCGGTCTTGATGAAGATACTCTTGCCGTAGCAGGTGGTGCGGGGCAAGGCGGTGTAAAGCGTATCTCGATTAAAGGCGGTGTGTTTCGTAAGTACGCCGGTGGTAAAGAAATCGGTGCTATTGAAGACCGTTTTATGAATGTTATTTTTGTCAAGATGGCCCACAAAGCGTCGCGCATGTTGTACCTCCAAGGATACAAAGAGGGCGAGAAGATTAGCCCCGCTTGTTGGTCTAGTAATTCAGACGCACCTGAACCAGAAGTTAAGAACCCACCCGCAAAGACCTGCGCCGAGTGTCAGTACAGCACCAAAGGTTCTGGTGATGGCGGTCAAGGTACCAAGTGCAAATTGTCATGGCGTACCGCAGTTGTGCTGCCTAATGATCCTAGCGGTGACGTTATGCAGTTGGTACTTCCAGCGATGTCTACTTTCGGTAAAGAGGATAGTGGTCGTTGGCCTTTCCGCCCTTATGTACAGCACTTGGCATCGCACAACGTATCTGCTGGGCGCGTTATTACCCGCATGGCGTTTGACACCAAGTCGCCTGTACCTAAAGTGATGTTCTCCCCCGCCGGTGTAGTACCTGAAGAAGACTTGGCTATTATTGCGAGTCAATCTAAAAGCGCAGGAGCGGAGAACGCGGTCAAGCTTAGTGTGTTCCAAGCTGATAACGCTAGCGAAGGTGATGGCGGGTTCGAGACAGTAGCGGTTGAATTAGTAGGCGAACCTGCGGACGAGCCTGTTAAGCGTGAGTCTACTAAGCAGCGCGAAGGCGCACAGCCGTCTGATGTTTCAGACATCGTTAAGAAGTGGTCTAAAAAGGCGTAATTAAAATGGCACGGAGCTACAGCGATAAGTTTTTGCAAGAGATGTATCAAGCTGACCCACATAGGGCAGGCGTGGCTTTGGCTAAAGCTTGTGTTAGTGCAAACCTACCCGCTAAGTATGTGGCAGTAGTTTTAAACGTAACGCGCATGAGCATATACAGTTGGTTCCGTGGCAAACCTATTCGCGATAAAAATCAACAAGCAGTCGAGATGTTTACTTGTCTTGTCGAAGGAGATTTAATCAGGGGTAAGTTACCCGCGAAGAACCTAGACGAGGCGAAAAAATACATCGAGTATGTTATTGATAAGCCGTTGTAGTAGACGGGGGACACGGCCCCCCACCCTTACAACAAAGCGTGAGCGATCACGCTTTTTTAAACTCCGCTCAAGAAATGATAAAACAATTTTATGAGAAGTTACTGCCGAGGCAGGGGGTTTACTGTGTAGGTGAGTTAGACAGGTCGCAGCCCAAGGGCAAACAAATGCGGCACCACTACGCAGAAACAATCGATGAATTTTTTGAAAAAGTTGAAGGAGTAAAAAGCAGGAAACATGATTGCTACGTAACGCCGGGGTCTTTCCAGAAATACAAACGCGCTGCGTCAGAGTGCGTGTGGCATAAGTCATTCTTTATTGATTTTGATGTTAACGCTGAAAAAGCTGAAGAGGGCAAAGCCTACGCTACCAAAGAGCAAGCGGTAGAGGCTCTTGATAAATTTGTAGATGATAGTGGATTACCCTCACCTGTAAGAATTAATTCAGGTATTGGGCTACATGCATACTGGCTGTTCGATGAAGCGGTTCCTGCCGCTGAGTTCTTACCATACGCAAAGAAGTTTAAGTCGCTCTGTAAGGACTTATTGCCGATTTTTGATGAGGAGGCAACTCCTGCTGACTTGGCGCGATTCATGCGTGTTGTGGGTTCTACTAACTATCGTCCAGATCCTCCGGCTGTCTGTGAGTTTATTACTACAGACTTTGATGAGTACTCGTTCTTAGAGTTCAAGGAGTTTCTTGGTGAGCCAGAGCTAGAGTCCAGCAACGACATACTAGCGCGGGTGTCCAAAGGTCTAAGTGAAGAAGACCGCAAGATGCTCGGTATGGACAACTTCAAATACAACTTTGAAAAGATTGCTATACGTAGCGTAGAGGGTGACGGCTGTCCACAGATTGCGCACTCGATCATTAACCCAAATCAGATCAGCCGGAATTTGTGGGCTGGTGTGCTTACTATAGCGGTACGTTGCGATGACGGTGACGTAGCGATACATAAGATCTCAGAGGATTACGACAATTATGACCCTGAAGAGACGTACAAAGTTGCCCATTCTTTTGATGGGTGCAGGCGTTGCGACTGGTTTGAGAATAACTCCGACGACGCAGACCTCTGTAAAGGATGTTCCTTTAGAGGAAAAATTAGCAGTCCCATACAGCTCGGAAAAGAGTTGCGAATCGCCGCCGCGCCAGATGAAGAGGACGCAGTTTGGCAAGAGCCGGATACCGAAAAAGTTTCGCAGTTCCCCGCCTCGCTAAGACCTTTTGTACGTGGTGAGAACGGCGGTATCTTTTTTCAGCCACCGCCAACCGT